AGAAGACATCTCCCATGAAGGAAACATATCTCTCGTCTTCGCTATCTCCTTCTACCTTAAATGTATCAATCCCTTTTTCTAAGATAAAGTTCATTACATCAAGAAGAGTAAGTCCTAGGAAATCGCTAGGTTTGTTCTCCTTCTGCTTCATGCTCTTGTCTTTAGCCATCTGGGTAAAGACTGGATCGACCATCTTGGCAAGCACAGGCTCGGATTCCTTGTTTGGATCACCAAATCTAAATACTATTCCTTCTACGTCCTTATCCAAATCCTCATTGAGAGCAGTCTTTTTAAGCTCCGGATTTAGAGTTCCGATGATGAATCTAACAAAGCTTTGAGTCTTAAATCTCTCAACAAGCTGATCAAACGGGGTTCTCAGAAACTCTGTGATCTTACTCTTCTGCTCATCGGTCAAATATCCCTGGAAGATGATAGGAGCCCTATCAATTCCGAGCAAGTCGGCCCAATCATCTAGTTCTTTCTTGTCTTGGATTGTCTTCTTGATCTTTCCATCATCCCCATACTCGTGGACATATGACAAAAGAAGGTGATTCTTCGGAATAGAGTCATACATGATCTCTACCGGCTTGTTGTTAGCAAAGTACTCAAGACCAAATCTCCATCCTCTTGGAATTTTTTCCAAAATGTGAGGTGGAAGGGATTCAATATACTGAATTGGCTTCTCGTAGTACTTCATCAGAGTTCTATCAACGAAGGTGATTGGATTTCTCTGATCTCTTCTGTAGAACTTAAACTTTCCGGTTTCTTTATCTCTTTCAAAAGTGAACGCGGACCCGTCCATCTTTTCATTGACAGTCACGAAGGTGTTGAAGAGTTGTTCTATAAACTCTTGTCCCTTCTTGTTGTAGATATCATATAGGTGATTTATCCCCGACATATTTAGTTCAGTATTATTCTTCTCTTATTTCCTTGCTTATCAACAAAAATAAAAAATGGACCATAAGAGAAACTTTCTCCAAGATCGACCTTTCCCATTGTGGCTAAAATTGCCAGACCTTCCCTTGTCATTCTAACAAACTCTTTTGATTGTTCTTTGATTGGAGAAGATATCAATGTTTTTAAGCACTTCATGTATTCGTCTATCGAGGGAGCATTCCCCTCATGAGTTATTATAGAGTAAACTTCGTTTTCTATTTCATAAATTTTTGAGTCATTTACTAAAATGTCCCAGTTTCCTCTCTCGTTCGGTATAACTAATCCGTAATTTCCCAATGCTGTTTCAAACGATACTCCTAAGTCGTCCCTAAATATACGGACTGGAGAGTCACTCTCGAGAAAATGATCAAGAGCACTAAACATTAAATCGGTATGAACTTGGGTAAATCCCATTATTGGAGGGTGTCGATTTCAGATGGCATAATTAGAGGTGTTCTTTCGAGATATCTCTTAAACTCGTCTCTAATCTCTGCTCTATTTTGTTTGTTCTTGAATTTTGGGGACTTAATTGCGGCAAGAAGGTCCTCAAAGGTCTTAACCTCATCTGGACTAAATCCGGGGCCCATCGCAAAGTTTAAAAACTCTTGAGGGTTGTTGGTAACAAGTTCTCTTGGCATTCCATCGACTTTAACTGGATTTTTTAGTCTTCCCTTCTTTCCCCGGAACGTCTTTCTCGTCTTAAAAAGACCATCGCTAAAATCAAAAACATAGGTGTCTATATCTAGAGGTTCCCCATTTTCGTCCTCTGTTACAACGTCTTTCATAGCGGAAAGAATTGACTGGAAAAGCCAGTTTCTGTGTGCAGATTTATATTTACTTTCTCCTTTTCTATAATCGGGGGAATAGTATGCAAAAGAAGCCCAATCTAGGTCGGAAAGAGGGATCAGATCCAACTGAACGATCCCAAATCTAGGATCACCTTTAATCGGCCATCCGATACTTAAAATATTTAGTCCAACCATCAAATTCATCTCCGGATCAAATCCAAGATCATCTGGAAGTTTTTCTTTTAACTCTTCATATAGATTAGCAAGAACTTCCTTCTTAGTAGAAACCCCCATCGTCTTTGCGGTCTTTTCCCACTCAAATCCAAGGTCCAAGTCGCCAGAAACGTCATCAGGGTTTGGTTTCTTCCCTATACTTCCAATTACAAGATAGTCACTGCTGTCTTCGTCTATTCCTAAGATGGGGAGTAGAACAGTTTTTATTGAGTCAAAGGTCGCAGGATATTCATCTTCTCTAATGGATCTAGATGTTTTAATCGCTGCTCCCCCCTCATTAAGAGCCGAGAATTGTGAAAATGTGTAGATTAAACTCATTTATTTCTTCATTCTTTTTACTATTTCATTCTCACCTTTTCTGATCGTATCAGCAAATTTCTTCTGGTCTTCTCCCTTGGGGTTGTTATAGTCCCAGGACTTTCCATATCTCTTGAATGCGGTTTCCTCGGATTTTTTAACAAACTTCTCCAGATCTTTCTCTGTAGTAGTTGGGCCTAAATCTTCTCTCCATCCGCTAAAAGCATCTTGTGTGTCTTCTTTCTTCTTTTCCTTGGATTCTCCTTTTTCGTTCTTCTTTCCAAGAATATCTGCAGTAGCTGCTCCAGCTCTAAAAAGACCAGAAAGAACTTTATTTAGAACGATGTCCCCAAACATTTTTTGTGAAGAAGCTTCAGATTTTACGTTTGCTCTCATCCTTTCCAATTTTCTTCCGAGTTCTGTTCTTCTGTCCTTTCCCAAATAAGAAAAATCGTTATAATAGGACTCATTTACAGAGAACTCTTTGAAATTCATGAAATTTTTCATCTTAGTTATGCCAAAAAATATTTCATCTATATATCTAAAGAAGGACTAAAGAGTTATTCTAAAGATCTTATAGTCAAAATTCTCGTTTTTGTAAATTGCAATTCTAGCTTCACTGTGCTTCATGAGATAGTTTTTATAACCAACCGTGCTAAAATCATCTACAAAGTCGATAATATTCACCTTTTCTTTACCCTCCATCTTTCTCATTCCCCTACCAAGACTCTGTTTAATCAGAACTTCACTCTTGTAAGACTCAACTAAGAAGATGTTGTGCAGATTGTTAATCGAGATACCGGTCGAGAAAGTTCCATATGTTGCAATCAGAACCTTATTTTCTCCCGTCTCCATTCTAGACTTATATTCTTCTCTTAATTGCTCGTTGGTGTCTCCGTCTACGTAGAATGCCTCTTTAGTTGCATTTGTTTCCCTAATCCCGTTCCAGATATTTCTCCCATATTCATCCTTTACCGACTGGAAGAGAACTAGAGAATTCTTAGAAGTCTTATTTATGAAATCTACTATATAATTGAGTCTCGCCTTGTTTGAAATTACAAGCTTTCTCTCCAAGTTGTAGAGATCATTTCCCTCCATCTTTTCCGAACTAGACTTTAGCTCTGCTAGTTTGTCCTTATATTCAGGGGACAGCCAATCCAGAATAACCACCTTGATGGCAACTGGTGTTGCATAGTTATTTCTGAATAGAAAGTCTGGAGAAATTTCCACCAAGACGGGGCCAAGATACTGTTGAATGGTCAGGTGATCTGCAGATCCTCTTTTAGTTAGAGTTCCGGTTAGACCAAATCTCCATCCGGTGTGCATGCAGTTGGACATGATCTTCTTAATAGAAGTCGAGTTGGTGTGGTGTGCTTCGTCGATAAAGACCGCATCAAATTCTTCAAAATAGTCCTTATCTTTCTTTACCAGAGACTGGAAAGTTCCAATAACAACATCACATCCTTCTCTCATCTTACTTCCTCCCCCGATCTGTTGGATCTTGCTGCCAATCTTGTCTATTCCATAGTCTTCAAAATCCTCCGTGCCCTGGATCACTAGGTTTGTGCTAGGCACGATCATTAGGAATTTCCTTATGTAACCTTGAGACTTGAGGAAAGCGAAGATCATAAATGAAATAAGAGTCTTTCCTGAAGACGTTGCAATCTCGGAGACTGAGTATCTAAACTTAACAATCTTCCAAGCTGCTTCAATCTGATAATCTCTTGGCTCAATGTCGCTGTCTTTGAAGAACTCATCAACCCAAGCCTTAAAATCTTCCAGTTTCAAGTCGGTCAAAAACAGTCTTTCGATTCCCTCGATGTGAAACTCATATCTATATTCTTTTCCAATCTCTAAAACTTCTGACCAAAGACCAATAGGAATTTTCCAGAAAGGCCCTCTCTTGTCTATAAAATTTATACTTCCGTCCCAGATCTTCTTCTTTACCAGCGGGTGGAAATACCAGTTGTGAATCTTCTTTGTTAGAGAAAGCTCAACCTGCTTCTTTTCAACCTCGTCAGTGCACTGAGCTAGAATTAACCACTGATTATCTTCTGATAGATTAAACTTAATCATGGTCTATATATTGTTATTTAATGGTACTACCCCTTAAGTAGTCTTCAAGAGATATGCGACTTTTGATCCCATAAAGCATGTGATCCACGGTTTGGATGGTCTGATCGATGTATTTTCTATGTCCCTCTACCAGCTGCATCTTCTCGCTCAGTTCGGCTAGGTCCCCTTCGATGAGAGTCGTCTTCTCGTTTGCTCCATATCTAATGTCCTTTCCTTCTGTGTATTCTTTCAGCTTCTTGGCTCTCATCTGTCTTTCCTTGGTCGACAGCTTAGAAATTATTTGTGCGAGCTTGTAGCTATATTCTAGCAGAGTCTGACGGGTAGAAAACAAATCCACCTGTGCTTCCGCAACGGTCTTAATGTTCTTGATGTGCAGAGAAATAACTTGGATCTTCTCCCTCCATTCCGCTCTCTCCCTCTCGAACATCTTTCCGAAGTCGGTGGGCTGTTGTTCCTCTGGAACCGGGTTGTATTCTGGAAATACTTCTGACATCTTAAAATAGTCCTTTCTTGTCTTTTTTATTTTTTCCTAACTGTATGACCCTTACCGCCTTCTCCTGCTTCTTTGGCGGAAGCAGAGTAAGATGATCGGGTATTTCTTCTATTGGTGGAATCTGGTCGTGAAAGGTGACCGGAAACTTTAGCTTTCCATCTCCCTCTACTTTGTCCAGGGACTCCTCCCATAATTCTGTATTTTCGAATGATAAATTTATTTCAAACATCAATAAAATCTTTTAGGTCTAAAACCTCTTCTGTAAAATAGTAATCAAATCTTCTGATCTTGAGTCCTTTGGATCTCAAGAAGTTAACTAGATCATTTAAGTCCCATTTTTTATTGGTTGGAAGTTGGTGATCTTCCAAGAATTTTCTCCAGTTGAAGACTGTTGCTCCTTCTGCTAGAAACTCTGAAGACTTTGCTCTTCCTGCATTATCCCAGTCATACCAGAACTGGAGATTGTCCATCTCGAATGGAAATCTGTTTTCCACCGAACATAGAGCTACCGAGTTCTTCCAGAGGAAAGAGTCCATAGGTCCTTCAAAGATTGTGATTGTGTCGTTGAAAGAAATGGTTCCTATGTTGAACACAGTCGAAATTGGATCTATCTTCCTGCATCCATTTAAGAATTCCTCATCTGTGCATCCCAGAAGTTTCTCCCAGATTCCGCTGAGCTTGTAGGTGTAGTATTTAGATCCGGTATTTCCCCCTCCGTGCTGCATATTTCTGAACTGGAGTCCAAGAATATTTCCTTCCCGGGAGAGATTAAAGATATAAAGTCTCTGCTTTGCAGGATCCCAGGCAAACTTTTGATCTGGATTTTGGTTCCTTCTGGTGAGATAAATTTCAATCTTAGAACCTCGAGCTTCTTGAAGTCCCATTCTTTCCATAAACTCAGACCTGGGGATGATGTATTTTTTAATATCGTCGTCGAAGAATAGGGAAATATCAATATCTCCGTAGTACGTCTTACGCTTCTCCTTCCTGCTGTGTAGCGTGTCTAGAATCTCAGTCCTCTCGTCTTGACCAACCTTATCGATCATGCCGTAATCTTTAAGGATGCTATACATGTCTTTAAAGATACCGCATCCGCCATTATAACACTTATAAGATAAAGTGTCTAGGTAGAAATTTCCTCTCTTCTTTCTTCCATCTCTGCTGTCTCCGCAGTATGGACAGGAGAAGTTGAGTCTATTTCCTGCTCGGTATATTTTGTGCTTGGACGGTTCTCCTGGAAATTCTTTAACCAGGACAGTGGTCAACAGGTCTTCTATTCTGGATTCTTGCATAATTAAAGGGGATAAAAAAGGGGTCTTGTAAGACCCCTTTAGGTTCTTATTATAGATCTTTATAAAGATCGTCTAATGATGAAGCCGATGATGTGCTCGGACTCGATGAAGTCTGAACTTTAGTTGGGGTAGAACCAACGTTGGTTGAAGAAGCTTCGTTGAAGAATTCTTGTGTCGAAGAAGACACTGAAGCTGCAGGTGAGCTGTAAGAATTAGAAGAGTTAGAAGATGCTGCTGCTCCACCTAGAACTTCGCTAACCAATCTTCCATCAGGAACTGTGTTTCTGATAACAGACATTACCTTCTCGGTTGTCTCGTTGTCCCAATCTTTGTAGTCGAAAGAAGTAAGATTCTGAGGACCAGTCTTTAGATACTCAACGATTGCGTTCATATCGTCTTGATTCTTCTCCATTTTCTTACCGCTGACTTCGATAGGACATCTTTCACCTACGAAAGAACATAGGTCGTAATTGTTCCACTCACCAACTTTTCTAGCGTGGATTGAGAAAAGCTTACCGTTGAATAAATCGAAAGGATTTACTGGCTCGCCATACTCAGGCTTTAACTGAGCTTCGATCATATCGTTTAGTTTTTTACCAAACTTGAAGATCATAATTTTTCCTTCTAGCTCAGGTCTGTTCTTGTCCTGAACGATTTGAATTAGAGAATAGTAATCCTCTTTTCTGCTGAAGTTCTTAGAAAGTTCTTTGTCTGCTGCAGAATTTGAATTCTGAAGCTTCCAGAAGATGTCTTTCAAGACAGACTTCTTACCCACAGTTGAAGGACAGTCTACAGAAAAACCATTACCTGTTGAAGGGTCTTTTAGGTAAACGTAATACTTGTGGATTTTTGATTTTGTGGGTTCACTTGAGTTAGGAACGAATCTAACTAATGATTTGTAAACACCGTCCTTTCCGTCTTCTGGATAGGGTTTGTAAAATTCTAGATCTTTAGATCCTTCTTTTTTTACTGGAGTCACTAAAGACTCTGCGTCGAGATTGAAAATGTCCAAATTGCTCATGATTTCTTTTAAATTTTTTTAGTTGTTTGTTTTAAATTACACTTATTAAACTCCGGAATCCTCTAAATGTTTCTTTGAAACATCATATATATCCGAAATTTATCCATTTTTTATCGTTTCTTGCAAAAAAAGGCAGATCCAAGAAGCATCTACCAGATCGTCGATCGGCTTGTTTACCTGCTTGGATTTGGTAATCCAAGACGAAGCATGCTTAGCGATAACATCGGTAAAGTCGGAGAAATTTCCTCCTGCAGTCGGAGCCTTTTCTACCAGTGCATGATACATCTCGTCCTTCTTGAAGTTGCCTTTTCCTGCAAACTTCTTGATTGCAGTCGGTGGAAAAACATAGAAGTTTTTTGACCCGATCTTGTCCACAATCTTTTTCCTAATGAGAGCTGTTGCCATCGAGATGTCAATCAAGGCATTTCCATTGGAGGAAAAGCTGAGTCCCTCAATGGCGATCTTAACATCCTCCCCTTCAATGAATGGCTCGATATGATACCAGAACACATCTACAATATCTTGAAAATAGTCAATCTTGACCCTTTCTCTGGCAGAATATTCTTCCGGCATCTCCTTCTTGGTTAGAAAAAAGAGATCTATATCGGGATCCCCATCCAAAATGGCATAGGGTTTGTCCTTTGACTTTCTGAGAGACTCTGCAGTTCTGTCGGTTCTAGTTAAACTTCCCCAGTTATACCTTCCGTCTTTGTAGACGCAGAATGCAGGAGACGTTAATGAAAAGTCTATTCCAATATAGATCATAAAAATGTTATAGTGATTAGTGAGAGATAAGTTCTCTAGTCCTGGATAGAACTAAAAGTTAGGGTAACCAGAGTATCAGTGGTAAAATCCAGGGTCACTATTTTATTATCTGTTAAAGAAGATAAGATTAGTGATATTTCCTGAAAAATCTGATATGCTAGGTCAGTTTTGGCAAATTCAACCACAGTTCCATAGTAGATTTTTCCAGCACTTAAAGGTCCTGCCGTTGATAGGGATCTAAAGTACAGATAGACTGAGCTCTGATCAGATTTCATCTCTGAAAAACTCCTCACCGAGAAAGAACTATACAATTTTTCTGATCCAGAAAGATAAGCAATTCTAATGAACTCCATTAGCTAGAAAGAATTGTTTGTGACAGGGAAAAACCAGAGCTATAGAAGTTCAGGTAAGAGATAGAACTGCTAGCTAAAATAGCATTATTCCAAAGGGATTCCATATAGTTTCCCGAGCCAGTAGCTCCAGTAGCTCCGGTTACTGCATAAAAATCCAAAAGTGTTTGGAAATTGGTAGAAGAAGAAAGAACCGAACTAGAGTTGACCGAGTCTAAAAAAATATAAAATTTAGTAGGAGATGTCTTATAAGATCCGACTAATTCCGGATTAATAGAAACAGAAAGAGGATTCCCATTGGAGTCAAGACCATATTGAATTTGAATAAGACTTGACACGGGTGAAATTACATTTTAGGCTGTACTGCTTGTCCTACTTGTCCAGTATATTGATAAACTTTAGCTAGCTTGTTGAAGCACTTCTCCATCTGCTCATCGGTTAGACAGTCAACGATGTCGTTTAGGACCCTTTGGTCGTTTCCAGAAGCAGCAACCAGAGTGTTTTTCATGTGTTGCTTTAGGTCATTTTTACCATACATTGGCTGACCGTACTTCATTTCGTTTATCTTGGTTAGTTCAGAAAATTTTCTCATCTCTTTTATTATTTTATAGACTATATATCTCGACTCGATAAAAATTATCTAGCCATATCGAGATCAATTCCTAGGTAGTTGTAGTTAAATCCGGCGGTGAATGCTGTTGCCGTCGGAGCATTCTGGGTGTAGTTCAAATTCAGCTCAGAAAGAGAAGCTATTGTTACCCCCTTAAATTGGACAGTTGCTACTACGTTTCCAGAGTTATCCAGAACCTGGAGAGGTAAATTCTCCACAAATAAATCGGGATTCTTAAAGTTAAGGTGTTCAAGCATCGTCTCCAACATCACGAAGTAGTTGATAAATCCAGAAGCCATTCTAAATGTAACAGAAAATCCCTGAGAGAATAAGTTCTGAATTGGGGTAGCTGATTGGTATGTTATCTTCTTACCTAGAGGTCTAGTCTGAGTTACATTGTCCACCTGCAGAGATGGGAACGTGACAGACTGAATAGTGCTATTCATGTACTGGGTCAGAGTATCATAGGGAATCGATTGATTCTTGATGTACTGAAAATACTTTGTTTCTATCCCAGGAGGAAAAAATCCCCTAGGGAAGACAAAGTAAAAACTATTGGATCTTGCGTTTAATATCATCGTGTTGTCTTATGGATAAATGTTACTGCTGGACTGCAGGTGGTCTAGAAGTCCCGGAATCCCCTCCTGTTGCATTTCCGGTTGATCCCTGGTTAGAAGCAGATCCTCCATTAGTTTGCCCAGCGTTGGTGTTTCCATAGTTGTTTAGAATTGTAAGATCAGCATCTGTAAATATCCCCTTAACTGCATCCGTGAAGATCTTCTTAGTTATTCCCACGTATAGTTTATATCCAGGAGACTGAACGTTCAAGAAGTAGTTGATAATATATTGAACGGTTATTCCCTCCGATAACATAGATTTAACAGCCAGTGAAATTGCAGACTTTAGTTCAGTGGTTGATAATCTTTGACCAGACGAAGCCGAGTTGGATGGTCGAGTAACCTCTACTCCATTTTCACTTGTGAAAGCAAATCCTGTTGCTGCCGTTCCTCCTCCAGTTTGTGGCTGGGTGTTGAGAATATTATTTCCCACTGAAACTGGAAGTGCCGCAGATCCTAAGAATGCAGTAGCAGAAGTAGGCTGATTTGTGTTGGTCTGTACAACAGTAGCAGTTGCTCCGGTAGCTCCACTAGTTGGAGATGTACTTGGGATCGGTTCATCGACTTTCAGCCAGTTTCCATAGTAAAGAACTGAAGAAGCATTAGCAGAAACTGTTAAGACCCCACTCAAGAGACTTTGGTCTATATTCTGAGCAGAAAGAACAACGTCTTTAATGCTGTCATTTAAAGCAGTAGATCTGCTAGCTAGTGCATTTTTTGCAGCTCCTGTGGTTGGGATCTGATCACTGACAATATTTGGATCGTTTGCTGCAGGAGGACGATTTGTAATTGTATATGTTCTGTTTGTATATTGAAGAACATCGGTAGCCAAAGTTTCAGAAACTTTGAAAGCAAGTTCCCCTTTGGCCGGATTTGCTATGTTTTTATCGTCAATTGTTGGGGCAGAAACTTTCTTGTTACTATTGTTAAGAAACACCATGTAATAAGTTCCAGAAGATTCTAGATCGATCAGTTGGGTGTTTCCGTCTGCTCCCTGTTTATAGAAAGTAAACTTATAATAGTTGTCGAATGGACTTATTCTAATGTATGCTTTTCCTTGTCCATACACGGTCTGGTCCTGTACAGATCCCCCGTCTGCTTGGGTGATTGTTGTTCCTTTTACCACCAGATTAGTCATCGTGGTGTTTACGAGGTTTCTCTCGTAGAAGACGTTGCTGTACTTAACAATAATCCTAGGAGTTGGATTTGAACTCGGAACGCTGATGTTCGTCTCCGTCGCTACTTTATTGTAGATCTTCTGAACCTGTGGAAGATTCTGAAGTTGAAGGGGAGCAATATAGGCACCATACTTGGCTGGGTTATTATATGTCACAGAAGCTATTCTAGTGACCCTAGACTGATCTACAGAGTTTACCAAGGTCATAGTATACCTTAGATTAAAAGTCGAAGCCACACCGGAGTTTCTGATGATTGGCCTGTAGAGATTCGGAATGTCGTAGGCATTAGTCTGGATCGTATAGAAATTAGCAGTCTGGATGAAAGCTGTTCCTATCTGTTCAAAAACTTTAATGTCGTTCTGGATGTAGTATTGATTCCCGATGGAATTCTGGAAGAGAATAAAATCTTCAATAAATCCTCCATTGTCAGTTGCAAAATACTCAAAGAAGTCCCCAGTATCTGCAGGAGAAATGTAGGCTCCAATATTTCTAAAAGGATCCTCAGATTCAAGAGAAAGAGTTGAAATTAGGTTAGCTCCATAAGTAACATATCCTGTAGTCAGAGTTGTATTTAGAACCTCATAGGCTCTAACTCTCATTGGGGATCCAACCACAAATCCTTTCCCACTGTGACTCAGGAGAGCTGCAGGAGTTAAAGATGGTGTTGGGGAAGAAATGTACTGATTATTTAGATTGACTAAACTCGGAACCTTAATCTCAAAGTACTTGTCATAGGAGTTAATTCCTATCATTAAAGGACTTGGGTTTAGAGTGTATTGTCCAGCAAATCCGCTATCTATAAAGATTTGAGAAAAGGTCACATAAGTTCCATCAACGTCTAGGAAATCTATTCCGAGAATAACTCCATCGATATTACCCAAGTTGTAACCTGCTAGAATGTGATATCTAACAGAGTCATAAACGATTGCAAAGTTGCTCGAAAAATCCACAGGAAGATCTGCAGTTGAAGTCAACTTAGGATTGAAGTCGTTATATGGAATAATGTAATTTGGATTAAGCGGAATAAAGCTATTATCCGTAACTCTAACAACGTTATTTAGGGTTGTATTTTTTGTAAGACTGTAGTTCTGACTTTGGTTAAAAATCTGAACCCCATTATCGGCAGTTCCACCAATCGACTGGACCATTCCATTGATCAATTTATCATAGGAAACAGTTGTGCTTCCCGTGTTGACGTTATACGTCTCTGGATTGGGTTGATCCGCATACATGTACTCCATGACCATGTAAGGGGTCAGTTGTACATATTTGGATGTGGTAGTATATGTTGCCATTTAAGAGTTTATTTTATTTTCCAGCTCACAGACCCTCTAAGATATGGAGTAATGTTTGAATTGATTCCCATTCCGACCCCAAATAGCATGTCTTTTTTAGTCTTTAGCTGAATATCTCCTCCAAGGGAAGCAGGATTTCCAAGCTGAAAAGATGGTCCGATAAACCAAGCATTGCTAAGTTCTTTTAGGTATATAGTTTCTTTAATGGTTGGAATATTAATTGAAGTGTAGTATTTTCTTCCAACTATTCTGTTTCTAGAAATTGTGTCGTTAACTGCAATATACCCAAGGGTGTCCTTTAATTTAAATGTATCGCTGTAAAAAATTCTAGCATAGTAGTCCTTCAGGATTGAAGCTGTATCTACATTTGCAGGTATTTCTTTCACAACTTCGACCTCATGAACGATGTCTTCGCCTTTTTTGTATCTAGTTTCGATTTTAGTTTCATAGAAGGTATCAATCTCGTGTTTGATAACTTCATAGTCCTTTCCATTGATTCTTAGAGTATCCCCAGCCTTCTTCTTTCCAAAACATCCCTCTTGATAAAGAATGATTAGGATAAGCCCAAGGATAACAATGTAAGGTGTGGTTTTTTTAAGATTCTTCATTTTCTTTAGTATCGTATATTAATGTGAAAGGATTCAACTTTCCTGGCCCGTATTTAGATTCAAGATCTTTGACGAATTCTATCTCCTCGTCTCTTAGCTCATTTAGCTGTTTGATGAGACCTTCTGCTCTTTTGTTCATCATTTCAATTTCAATCTGAACTCCTTGAATTTGAGCATGAACATCGGTGAATTTAGTCTTTAGATTTCTTGCTCTCTTTTCCTCTTTGATAGTTAAATTTTTCTCCATATTTATCTGTTTTTCTTTATAGCTAAAAATTAGCTAATTTATTCAATTTTCCGGGATTTTTAAGGGTTATAATTTTTCCGATTGCTTTAGAAATGAAAATTCCAAATCTCATAAGAATTTTTCCTGCTAGATTTCCCTTATCGATGGCTCCCATTTCGTATGCCATTTGATAAGCCCAAGGTTTAGCAACAAACCAAACAATCTTTGAGAATAAACTGGATTTCTTCATCAGACCAACTATCGGAATAGCCCAATAATGATATCCGACCATGGTCTCCGGACTTGTTGCAGAAATTATTCTTCCAAATTCTTCGTCCGCTTCTCTTATTTCATTAGGCATAAACCCTTGTCTGTATAGTTCTGTACATATTACAGTTAACTGAGTTCCACCTAAGCTAGAATAATAATATGGGAGTTGAGCTGAGGAATTATACCCAGAAGAAAATGATTCTATATAGAAAAATTTATTTCCGCTGGTGTTAACGGTTGTAGGGAAAGCTGACCCAAAGAAATTAATTCTAACGTGTCGACATCCACCAGTTGGTCCTGGGTTAGTAGCTCCAGAGTCCCCGATGTAAAAATCGCTAGGGGAAAAAGAAAAATTGGTCGGGATGGAAACCCCACCTATACAGGTTTCTCCATTTAGAAAAATATCTATGCATGAAGCGTTTTCAGCTTCGATATAGGAGTCGATCCCGGTAAGTAGCAGCCAGATTCTGCCACTTCTCCCGTCTGAGTTAATTGGTCCAGTTGGAACTGCGTTCACGACAATTACGTCGCTGGAAGGGATTATCTGAATATAATTGTTTAAATTAAGCCCATTAAATAGGGATTTAGAAGATGCAGAACTAGTGATAGATTGATAAGACTTGACTATATTTGCACCGGTTCCCCCACTCACTCCAGTAGAACCAGTATATCCTATAGATAAAGCGGGATACGTAGCAGCAATTTGACTTGCAGATGGGCTGTTTCCTACTGTGAATAAATTTCCTCCAGAAACACCTAAAGCTAGGGAATTTCTAATGCTTCCCCCATAGAATCCAGAATACTCTAAAACTGTTCTTAGTCCGGTTTGGCCGTCAAGAAGAGCTCCGTTGATGGACAGAGCATAGTCGCTTCCATATGAAGTTGCTCCCATTCCCGAGTCCATGTTAGAAAGAGAAAGTCCACCCGTCTGTAGAAGTGCATTTAAACTTGTAAATCCAAGAGTATTTGCATTAATAGAAATTCCAGAAGGTCCTTCTAGAGAACCCGTAGTAAAAGAGTTCCAGTTGATTCCACTAGCAACTAAGCTAGCAGTTCCCCCTGTAGAAGAGTATGATCCAGTTGCTTGAGATTGGATGGTGATTTCTCCACCAGAAGAAAATTTAATGTCGTAGTTATCTCCTGTGTTCTGCCAGAAAAAGGAAGGCAAATCTGATTCAGAATAAAAGGTTTTACCCAATGAAAATAAAGGGAGAGAAGCAGTAATTGAAGCATCATTCTCAATTAAAATCTTGGAATATCTTGGGTTTGCATTTGCAGTGGTAACATCTCTATCTGTAAAAACAAAGGTAGCCGAAGAAGGAGAAGTTGCCCCTATTACTATAGCATTTTTCTCCGTTACTTCTCCAGGGCCAGAAACCCCTTGGATCAGAGTAAAGTTGCTATCAATTGCAAAATTAGAAAGGGTGTCTATCCAGAACGGATATTCTCCTAGAGTGTAATTGTCTTTATACTGATAAATTCGGTTTGGCCCTCCGGTGGATCCTGGTGAAGTATCCACCCAGACGTCATAATTTATCAGAGGAGCTTCCGTATATGGAATATTACCAAAAGGTGGGGTTTGTTGAAAGTACCATTTATTAGCTCTAGAACCAGTAGGTCCAGTAGATCCATCTTTCCCGACCTGTCCAATTATTCCGGTTGCACCCAAAACTCCGGATTGGCCAGGTAGTCCAACCGCATTAGAAAGTACTTGAGAAAAGTTGTAATTAACCTTTCCTATAATTTGGTTCTTATCGTCTCCTGGCAGTATGTAATTTGTATTAAAACTCATATTGCTAGTCATTAAACAGTAAATATCCCAGAGACAGACGCTGTGTCGTAGTAAATTAGCCAGTTGCTAGCTCCGGTTTTTAATACCGTCGCATTGACTACTGGGGTTGCGGTAAAGTTAGCATTTCCTGAGCTGGCAGTTCCACCGATGCTGTATGAAATACCGGATATCCATCCAGAGCTAGAAGAAGCAGAGCTAAATATACTCATGCTTATAGACTCCCCAACTGAAAGATAATCGGAAAGTCCAGTGGATCCAGAATTCAAAGGAATCCCAACTCCAATTCCACCGGTTCCTCCCGTTAAGTTCACAACTACCCGGTTTCCGTTGGTCAAAACGTTAGACCCTATTATATAGTAATTTTTTCCAGAAATTGTGTACGTTGGACTCGATGCCGTATAAGTCGAATAAGCAAAATTTGTTTTGTCAAATTTAACCTTGCCGTCAGATCTAACGTAGAATTTACTTGTTCCAGATACTAAGAAATTTGCAAGGAATCTACTGCTCGAAGCCGATCCAACCAAATTAACATATAGTCCCCCGCCTGTAGAGGTATTCGAGAATGAATACATGTAGCTTCCTCCGAATGCTCCGGATACTGTAACGGGGACATTAAAGAATGCAGAGTTTGCACTTAGAGAAAATTGGTTTGACGAGATTAAAAGGTTAGAGCTGCCAGAGTTAATATTGAATGTTCCAACAGAGGTAAGAGAGATGGAAGTAGTAGCACTAAGAGTTGTGGTTACTCCGCTGAAATTAACGTTTCCTGTTGTGCTTTGGATGTTTAAATTTCCTCCGGATACTATATCTAATAGATCTCCGGGAACTACAAATCTTAGGCCATAATCATTTCCAGAAGGATTTTTCCATTGAAAAAACGGGTGCCTGTTATAGTCCGCTGGGGTTCCTATATTTGGAGAGTTACTCTTTCCAAATTCCAGAATAGGAAATCCATTCGATGCATTGGTAGAGATTAAAAATTTAGAATATGTTGGATTCGCGCTTGTTGGACTAGAAGTGTCGTCGCTAAAGACAAACGTATTACTCCCTGGTGTTGCAGAGGATTGAACGATTGCATTTTTTGTTGTCACGGATCCTGGGCCAATGATTCCAGTTAGAGTTGTAAATACGTCTGATGCCTGAAGGGAATCCCCGGTTGCTGTCCATCCTCCTGTAGCGTAGGTGTAAACCTCATTGTCTGCAGAAGTGTCTACCCAATAGTCTCCATAAACTATCCCAACTCCAGCAGTTCCTCCTAAAGGTTCAGTTAGAGAAATAAACCATCTAGTTCCTCTCGTTCCGGGAACTCCTTGATCTCCTTTGGGTCCGATTGGTCCGATTGGTCCTTGATCTCCCTGAGATCCTTCTTGACCCTGAGGTCCTCCTCCACTGGCAACAATTGACCCGAAGTTCTGATTTATTTTATTAACCAAAACCTCCTGGGTATCTCCTGGATTTAGATTTATAATAGTTAAATTGGGCATCTGATTTTTCTTTCTTTATATATTCTAACCTATAAGACCTTATATTTTTCCAGTAATAAAATTAAACGTCAGAGAGTAGTTTTGATTTGGGTCTAGATAATATTCAAATGAGTAGGTTAAATCTGTTCTTTGGGTTAGAGTAAAATTAGGTTCTGGGACATAACCATACTTAATTTTATCCGGGTTTATCAAATCTCCCCTTACCAATCTTTGGGTATCTGTCAGAGGATTTCCGCTCTTTAAAACTAATAAATCTAACTGCTTACCCTCGAAGATAGGAACTACGTTTTGTTCGACGTAAGATCTAACATCATCTTGAATGTCGTTAGGATTACCAACACCATATTCGGTAATCATGTTTTCAACAAAGACTTTATCTATCCCAGAATTTAAAAGGTATCTTCTCAGAATTCTGTCCAGTCTAATTACTCCATAAACTTTATTAGAAATAGATTCTAACTGCCAGAATACCTCAATATCAGGATAGATGCTCTCGTCCAGCTTAGAAAGATCTACTCCGGATAAAGCTGGACCTAACTGACCAATTCCAGTATTGGACTGAGCAGGAGTCATCGACTGAATAGTTGAAGTTGCAACTTGAGCTTGTGCATTGATAACCTGCGGATCGACTACCCCTTCATCTCTGGAAATCTGGAGGGTAATAAAGGTATAATTGCTGATCTGTCCTGGGGTTTGCATCATCTTAGATCCCATGAAGGTTTTCAATTCTGTCATAGATCTGGTTCCAGCAACCGGTGTCTGCTGGGTCGAAGCAGTGTATAAGTTGTAGTATCCAGGATCCCAGGTTGACTGGAAGATCGAGAAGTCTTTAATTGCAATAGGTGTTTGTCCTATCAAAGGATATACAGCCGCTTGTGCAGCAACTGTGGTTCCTGAAGAGGACACAACATCAAGAGGAGACCCTCCAATACTAGCTCTCCCGGTAGGGACTGCATTATTGGAGATGTTTAGAATGTTCTTTCCTAGAGAAACTTTAGTGTAGCTAAGATTTGAAATCACACCAAATCCGGTTTTTTCTGGTGCGAATGTGCAGTTTCTATATGACAGGTCAAATCCGGTAGCTCCTGGGATTGTATCAGTCTTATCGTTTTTGAACATGATAACCTTATCAAATATGGGTTCATATCCTCCCATGTATCTTAGCATGTCAGCTGAAGAGCTGGAACCATTGTTAACGATCTCGTATCCAGTAGGCTGATTTTGACCTAGTGTTTGTGGCCCAGCGTAGCTCTTTATTGGATATAGCCCGGTTGGTTTGTAGACTGCAGAAGGCTGAAGAAAGTCTAATTCAAAATAATCTGGTGTGGATACAGTAGCTCCGGTCTCTGTGCTATAGTTGTATGTGATGTATTCGATGTAGGGACTGTTCGTATTTACCTTATCTGCTATGTAAGAAAGGGAAAGTCTCTTTGAAATAAAGTTGAAGTAGTTCTCTCCCCCTCCCAATTGAGTAACAGGTCTGTTCTCGTATGCACCTCTAGAAGCCAGAGGGATACTAGTAACCGGATTAGAAGGAGCGAACGGAATTTCAAAATAGTAGTTGGTCGGATTTGTTGGTCCGAAATTAACCAGATATTGGGATCTTCCTGTCGGCCACGGGTAGTAAGAGGTAGAGGACGACCCTGCAATTGCAGTGAAAGTTCCAGAAGCTCCGGTAGCAGAAAGACTTCCAGTAGATCCAACCGGATAGAAAAGATTAATTTCTTCCCTTAAATCGGTATCGTATTCTGGGTTTGGTATAATGTAAGCCTGTCCGTTTGCATATGGGCTACAGCTGCTATTAGAGTTAAATGAAAGGTCTAAAGCTGCACTTAACTTAATGTCATCAATCTGGTAAAGAGGAGAACCAGTAGGTCCGGAAGCTCCGGTAACTCCCGAAGGAGGAATTGCAGCTTTACCCAACTCTGTCGTCTTCTTTTTACTAGAAAGAGAATACATTAGAAGATAATCTAAATAAGGATCTCCGCCAGTTGATCCAGTGTATTCTAGTGGAAGAGCTCGGTAATCTTTTATCACCGCATAGGTAACAAACAGGATCGATTTTTGAGCTATGTTTTCTATTATCTCATATCTAACAGGAGCCTGTATTGTATTAGAATCTTCGGGAACAACCCTTAGAATAGCTGCAAATTTATAATCCTGGAATCCTCTGTAGTTTGGAACATATTTTTCCAAATCGTTCTGTGGATTTGGTAGAGTACTTCTTCTCTTCAATGAGATTTTAACTCCTCTAAAGATGGTATCATAAAATCCAGTTCCTGGATTATATTTAAAAGGGGTAAAGAATTCTTTAACTTGATTAGTTCTTATTGCATAAGGTGCAGGATAAGATAGAGGATCTACCGTAAAATAAGATGCAAAATAATTAGACTCCGAAGGAGAAGCATTCCTAGCTCTATCTAAATCCATTTTGGATGGAAGATAGCTGTTCTGATCTACAATCGAAGACGGCGGGAACTGTCTGGGAACACCTTCCAGAAGCATCCACTCGTGAGTAAAATATTGGGGATTTGGTTTGTCCTGTTGAAATCCGGGTGAAAAGTTAGTAGGGGTAAATGCAGGGCTAACGTTAAGTCTATATGCATTTCCTCTGGAGTCTGTTCCACCGTTATAAACCCACTTGTTGATGTATGGAACTATCCTGGACTTGTTTGCTCTGGTTACTGTATAGTTCTCCTGTAGATACTGATACTCGGTGTCCAATTTACCATACTCAAATAGGGTGCTTTTGATGTTTGGATCAATAATTTCTTCGGGTGCTAAACTCTGAATTCCATAGAATCCGTTAAAAGAATTTAGATCTTGCTCTGCAGGAACTTGTGTTCCGTAATTGTAGATAGGTCCGGACCCCCAGTTTGCAGCGGTAACGTATCCCAACCTAGTAAATACTGCAGGGGCAACTATTGCGGGATTGCCATTCAGAAGAAGATCTTTAAAAGAAGAAGAAGATAAGCAAATAAAAACTTCTCCTTGATTAATAGTCCTTTGATTGATAGTTCCAGATTCTATTTGGATCTGTCCACTTCTAACATAGTATTTAATTCCATCTTTTAGCTGTCCGGATTGATCCGGAACTAGCTGGAAATATCTGTGATACTCAGGGGTTGGTGTTATTCCGTAGTTAGAAGACCAAAAATCAAAGTCTATAGTCTTCATGTCGAAGAAGCTAAAGACCCCAGAATAGAGATTAGTCATGCTATAGACATTGAAGCTAGAATTTGATCCTAGACTTATGACTGCATTAGAATCCGAAAGTGTCGCAACTAAATACTCCTGATATCCATTGAATCCTGTAACGGTTCCTGTTGTGGACAGAGGGTCATTATCATAGATTGGTTTATCTACAAACTTAGTCACCGAAGAAATCATAGACATTCCTCCGGTAATTCCCTTTCCACTTTCTACTTGAATCCAATTGCCGGGAACAACATTTCCTGCTTCGTCTTGGGAAAATACCACTCTATTTTTCGTAGTGTCTGTTCCTCCAACAAAATTTTGAACATATGAGATTTGAGAAGCATCCACTCCTCCTATATTGACATATCCAGGGTAAGAGAATGGATAGTAAGGAATCCAGTCGTCGGATACCCCGGGAGGAAGATTTGTTCCATACGGATTCAAAGGGATTGAACTGGTAGCTTCGTAGTAGTTATTATCATAAACTACTATTTCTCCTACCACATATGAGGATTTATTGTTCCAAGTTTCTCTGAATCTAGCTTCAAAATCTGAATAATCGGAGAAAACTGAGATAGCATACTGTAAATTTTGTTTAGCCCCCGGATTTTTAATTCTAATGATGGAGTCAGATCCGGTAACCAAATTCTGAGAAGCTCCAGTATCCCAAACAACTGTTGAGATGTCAGAAACTGCTCCATTGAAAGCCTGAGCAAACTGAAGGGTTGTTCCTTGAGACCAATTAAAATAAAACTCGTCTCCGGTTGAATAGTAGGATCCTGCAGTCCATCCAGAAAGGGTCCCTGAATAATCTCCAGAAATAACTAAATCATATTTAGAATTTAGACCACCTCTAGATCCATTTGGCCAGAATATCTTAAAAGTTACTGGCTTGTCGAGATCTAAAGTCTTTACAAAAGTAATGTTAGAATAAGCTCTTCCCTTTTCTCCCGTGATTTCTCCAAGAAAGGATCCAATTTTTTCGTCTGGTCCAGTGAAGTCAAGAAGATCAACTTTGGTGTCTCCGATAACTAGAGATCCTGTTTTGTAATTAGAAGATCCGGTAGTTCCCTGTATTAGTCCTCCCGATGCTCCTTGTGTTGGATAAACAGAAGGATTGACATAGTTTACCGTCGAACCCGAAATATAACCAGTACTTCCAGTAACTATTCCAGTTCCTGCCTGAAGAACGGTTGGGATTTGAAAAGAATTTCCAGTGGATCCGGAAGGAATTGTTATCCTCCATGGTCCATTTATTTGATCGCTAGACCCAGTAATGGTAACTAGGGACCCATCATCATACCCATGATCTCCGTTAGTTATGATGTTGACATACCCATATTGAGTTCCGTCAAAAACCGAATAGGCCTTGGTCACATCTTTTAGATTTGGTCTATATGGACCGAACTTTAGATAGTCTGGAGTGTTGTCCACCCAAGTTCCATCAACTGTGTTGAATTCAGGTTTAATGTAATTTTCATATCTAGAAAGGCTATAAAAATTATCCAGCTTGTCAGTTACGTAATATAACTTTTGAGGGTCCAGAATGTTAACATCTGCAGATCCTGGCATCCATCCGGATGCTCCTTGATAATAAAGTCTAACTCCCCCAGTACTACTTTGGAATGCTCTATTAGAATTATAGTAGTATCCAAGATTATTTCTAGTAGGCTTGGGAAGATTTAGATTGTCTGAATCGTTTTTGTTGTCCCAAAAGTACTGCCCATTGAGTTTAAATTCCCCAAGGTCGTTCCTAGAAACATAGAATCCAATGTATCTGTTAATTGAATATAAATCAGAATCTGGATCATTGAACAAGAACTCCATGTTCAGTAGATTTGGACAGATAATTCCATTACGAGAGAAACCATCAGTCATATACTCTTCAAAGTCTATCTGTGAACTAGATTCCGCCGATGTGTAGTAGGAATTTAGAAGTTCTCCTTTTTGAGTTAAAACTCCTTCATTTATACTAACCCCATTGAAATATGTAAACCCATTTGATTCGGGGGTAAACGTAATCGGGTTAGGATTAAAACCTGGATTATTAACTAGAGATCTAATATATCCTCCAATATTGGTATTTGATCTTAAATCAAAAGTTGCAATTACTTGAGCATATGGGAGTATTTTTGTGTTAAAATAAGTCTCAACATCATTGACCTCGTCGTAGTACTTGAGCTCACTCATCTCAGTAACTACTCCACTTCCTTGAACTATGGTATAGGTATTGTAAATACTATTTCCGTAGAAAAATTCTCCATCTACATAATTGGAGAAAGAACTTGTTTCTGGGTTCCAATATTTAACGATAAACGGATCAGTAGATCCGGGGTTTTGAATTACTTTATACTGTGTCCCTCTAACTATTGTAGTTACGTTAGTTGGGTAGGGATAACTTAAAGGCTGTGGGACTTTAAAGATTACAAAAAATTCGGGAAGGACATCTTTAATCCAAAGGGGCTGAAAATATTTAAAATTCTCCTCGTAATTTCTATCTACCAGAGTCGAAGCCCCGGATCCATAAAAGAAATCATATTGTAGATTAAAAGTCTCTGCGGTTTGAGTAGATCCATTGGTAAAAGTTCCAACCTGGAAAACCACATCATTTGGAGTTTTTCCCTCGTCAAAGAATGTATAAACATCCTTTGCATATGGATTTTGGCCAGTAATTCTAAATTTTTTATACCTTTGATTGCTTAGTTCGGGACTGACGTCCATCGAATTAAACCAAATTCCCCCTGTAGAATCTAAAGTTAATTTTAGATTTCCCGTCAATCTAGGGTTGGTTCTAATTACCCCAAACGAACTATTATAGTCAAATAGTTTTTCTGCTGCCATCGTTTATAAAAATTAAGAATCTCCCCCCTCCATGTTTAGTTTACTGCTCCTGTAGTAGCTCCTGCATTAGATGTAGATCCATATCCTGCTAGAGTTTCCTGTTTGAAAGATCCAGTTGCAACTAAATCGAAAGAGAAAGGAGCGGTATTTCTAACCTGAATATCCACACCAATTTTCTTTTGGTATGTTATGTTGCTCGGATTACCATCCAAATTATATCCTCCAATATATCCAAGATAATCTGTGGCTCTGAATTGGAAAATCAAAGGAACATTAATAGCGTTTGCTTCTCCTTGCTGGACATATCTGCTGGCAAGAGCAGTAGATCCCTCAACCTGAATGGTAGAAGCTGTCGGTGGACCTAAGAATAGGTATCCTCCGCAAGTGTATTTACCGATCAAATATCTGTCATTCTCAGTAAATCCAAGTTTGTTTGGATACATTGCATCAGATCTAGAAGCAGTAGGCCCAGTTGCAAAGGTAGATTCAACCGGAGACCATCCAAGTTGGGTAGCAAAGTTGGTAGATCTCGTATCGACATAGAAGTAGTCAGAATGTCTAAAGTAAGGGTAAACTACAGTTCCATTAGAGAAATCTGGAGTAATCAACTGGGTGAATACACTAGTTGTGGAGTTCGGATTTCCATTGGCTAGAGCCGGGTGGTCCTTACTAATACAGAACTCAGCTATATAACCATTCCCAATACCAACATAAGATCCAGTGGATCCTGTTATACCACCGCTCCATACTCCTCCGTTTAATCCTCCGTTACTGTAGGTTGGAGCTGTAGAAGACGGAGCAAAAGGAACTACCGCACTATTATTTAGTGGTAAATAGTATCCAGTTGTTGTATCCAAGGTTCCCAAATAGTTGTAAGAACCTGATGGAGTAACTTCTGCGTTGTAATAAGAAGTGTCAAGTCCTACACTTTTCCATCTAGGGTAGATAAACTGTCCATTTTCATTCGCAGACATATAAGGAGGAGCCTGCTGAAGAAGTTGGAACGAAGTTATTGTAGCGGTCTGTGAACCAACCGGGATAATATTAGAAGCATTTAAAGAAGTTATAGAAATTGGAATTTCCCCATATCTTAAATTTTCGTCATATCCAGCTGGCTTAGAGTAGGTTGTGCTCTGAACTCCTGCAAGAGTATTAAGTCCTCCGGGCAGAGCGCTCGAAAGTTCGAGAAGCCCAGCAGATGGATTTACTATTCTTATTTGGTAGATGCTCGAAGAAATTTTTCCTGCATCCGAAGTAGTAGCATTTGAATAAATCTGATTGTAGATAACCGGAGGAAGAGAATTTGTGCTTCCTGGGGTAAGCTTTCTGGCAGTTCCGTCGATAAGAACAATATAAACTTCCAAAGTTCCAACCGATTTTTCAACTGCTGCTTGTAGAGAGCTTATCTGGTCTTGAAGCTCCTGAATTTTTTGTAACAGACTTACTGGCTGTCCATTTGGACTAATAAATCCGCTCAGAACTGAAGCAGCATCTAGATAGTAAGTTGTAGACCCAACTGTTGTTTGTTTAGCCAAAAGTCCGTTTATCCCCAGAGATTGAAGATTTTGTTGGACCGCTAGGACTGCCGCATCGGAAGCATTTGAAACTGCCGAGGTTGCAGATGATTGTACAGTCAAATCTGCAGGGAAGATAACGATCGCACTCTCTGAAAATTCAGAAGACAAAGGATTCTGTGGCCATCCAGCTTCAGAAAGAGATTTTATTCTAATCTCAACTTTTTCCCCCTTGGTGATAGGAATATCCAATTGATTAATATTTGGAACGTTAGCATCTGCAGTAGCTTCCGGAGCCCAAACATAAACCCCTTTATTAGCATCATAGACTTTCTTTCTAACTTCCGTTTTATATTCATTCCAATCGCTAAATGCTCCGGTCTTTGTTTGACCATTATTATCTACGTAAGGGGTTTGAACTATAGGATTAGCAGCTCCGCTTTCGCTCAGATATCTATACTGAACTACGAACTGAACAACCTGCTGGGGTCCTGTTTTAGTGCTAAGTGCAGGATCAGGGATCGCCCAGAATCCTCTAACTCTATACTTTGGGGCTTCAAAAAGAGTTGGATTAGACTCGGTTAGAGTTGTAATGTCTTGAATAAGAGAAGAAAGAAGCTGTTGCTTTTGAACTCTTTGTTGGGTTAAACTGTCTATTTTTGCTTGCAAAGTGCTAGACTCCGTCACAGGAGGAGTAGTACTTACAACATTAGAAAGAGAGGCTGTGCTAATCGAAGATGTTGTAATCTGAGACTGTGCAGATCTAGTCTGAGCAATTGCAACATCAAGCTGATTAATTTCAGACTGAAGAGCAGATTTAGAAGCAATCTTCTGATCTAGGGTTGCCTTTGCAGTCCCAGCAGTTAGCTGTTGATTTACTTGAACAACCTTAAAATTAGTTGCTGATAACACCGGAGGATTAGGAACTAGCCCTTCGTATGCAGGAACCATTTTTTCCTTGGCTGCACCTAAGAACATCTGGCCAAGATCTGAAACTGAACTTAGGTAATATTGCTCTAGAGTTTGAATCCCCGCCGTTGTGTTAATCAAAAGTTGATTACTGAAGAAAACTATCCCAGTAGACCAAGTGCTAGAAACAATATTAAAGTTATCATCAACTTTTTTGAAGAAGATTCCTTGTCTCTCGTTATATCCAATATTTACCTGAATGAATCTCTGTCCAAGATTGGAACTGGAGAAAGATAGGGTATCAGGTCCAATTTGAACTGGCTGATATCCATTTATTCTCCTAAGTTGAACTGTTGTAGAATTGACATTAACAGAAACAACCTGATATGTTGATCCATCTTTAGTTAAAAGATAATCATTTACTGCAACGGTCTTTCCATCAATAACACCTGATGTAGTATCAGTATAGTTTAACGTGTCAAGTCTGTAGTTTCTTCTAGTTTCTTGAACTGTCTGGTTGTTTGCATCTGTTGTCGAAACGACATCGTCAAAGATTTGGAGAACACTAAAATTTCCAACATAAACTATAGATCTTAGAGGAAGAGGAATGGTGTCCTCGTCAGTAAAATAAGAAATTCCTGCGTCAGTTAGAGCAGCAAGATACTGGGTCTCTGTTATATCGTTTCTTCCCCTTAGATTCTGGTCAAAAAAGATTTTTTGTTCATCTGTTACCGTATTGGCAATTAACCTTTTAACCACAATTCTATCGGCGGAATCTGGGATTTGCCCGGTTACATCGATGTTGATGTAAAGAAGAGGGGTTAAAAAATTCTCAAAAAACCAGTTGTCTTTAACTGCAAAAGTGCTAGGAACTGGAAGTCCAACCATCGGAGCAGGGTCCCTAAGGGGTTCTGCTTTAAAGATCGGTGAGTATGTTCCATCGGGATTTCTAATTGTAGAGAAGTTATTCCCTAGACCTGCCAGAGCTTCTATGTTGCTATCAAGTCTTTGAATTTGGGCTCTTAGGTATCCATATGCTGGAATACTAGCTGTGCTTGGAAATCCGAACTCGTCCAGAAGTTGAATTTCCACATTGTCGTTGGTGGAAGTTGCAACCTGGTTAAGGCCATTAATGATTTCTAAAGCATTCTTCTGGAGCCTTAAAAACTGAGCTACTAAAGAACTTATAGAATTTTGTGTATACATCTTTTACTTTGGAATTTTAAGAATTATTTGTTAAGCTACTACCTATCATATCAACCTGGAAGGTTAAGTTTTCAGAATTTATACAAACAATATCAATCACTGGTTTATAATCTTGTGCAGCAAACTGAGAATCCACTAGAGAAACTATTACGGTTGAATATGGAACTCTCGAAGGTGAAGACAAAGGATATAGTCCAGTGGAGTTTGTTAGGAAGGTAACGCTATAGTCTCCGGGGATAATCTGATCTCCGAAAGAGAATCTATAAACTTGTCCTCTTCTCCATTGAACATCGGTGTCTTTTAGTCTGATCACCAAATCTGAATTTAGAGTAATTGGGGTTCCGTTATTAATGTGCTTGGTGTAGTTTCCGTAAGGTCTTAGATTTATAACATTGGAGGAAGTTGTGGAGAGAGTGACAACCCCTTCATCGTTTCCGATATTGTAGTCCTGGCTGTCATTGATAATTATCAGTTCGTTTGGGATGCTTCTATCTACAATTATACCGGGGCCCTGTTTAACTAGATTTAGATTGTAAGAGATTTCAACGCTTGTCTCTCCGTTAATCAAAGCTCTAATCAGTTCATAGTTCTGATTGATCAGACCCATAATTCCCTGGGTATTGTTAAAGATTGCTTGGTTAGCTGCTAAAGAAGATTCTATGCCATTGATTCTTCGGTCTAAGTTGAAAACTGTATCTGACGTGAAAGCAAGATTTTCTAGATTGTTAACCCTCTGTTCCAGAGTAGCATAAATAGATGCTGTGTTGTTCAGAGTCGCAGAAGCATCCTGCAAAACGTTCATGGAGTCCATAAACATGCTCAGAGAGAAAGGAGAATAGTCGTTGATTGCCTGTTCTACCCCCGTCTGATCTATATCTACGTCAAACTTAAGATTTATCTTGAATCCGTATGAGTTACCGTTTAGTTTGGTAACGATATTTGGCTTGTATTTCTGAAGGGTTGGAATCCCGTAAATGCTAGCACCTTGGTCTTGGATGTCATCTAGGAATAGAACTCCATATAAATTCGTAGCAGAATCCGCAGGAATTGCTGGGTCATACACATCATAATAGATTAGGACCGCGTTAAATTCAAAATCTTGAGCTGCCGAAGTTGAATTGAATTCCTCTATTGTAGAAATTGACGGATCAGAAACAATCTGCTGATAAGAATCTGGATCGAAATCAATTCCGACAGAATCTAGCTTAGTTCTAACGTAAGTCTGAGAACTAGCATCGAATGTCTTAGTAAGAATATATGCAGTTGGGTCAGTAAAAGTAGAATCTGTGAAATATGTATTTGCAAGTGCTCTCGGGGAATACCAGTTTCCCGCTCCGGTAGATCCATCATATGTCCAAGTATAAGAAGCAGTAGGAGCTCCAATAACATCATCATCAAAGATTGCTAGATTGGTTAGTCCGCTTGGGTTTAATTCATCATATGCTCTTCCTTGGAGATATTCATCGTTAAGAGGATCTGCTGGGTTATTTGTCCAGGAATAGTCGGGATAGTAGTTGATGTCCAAGTTATTCTTAAAAAGAACCGTAGGGGTATTTCCGTCTTTAGTTGGAACATAAACATAGACCTCGGAATAAGTGTTGTTGTTATTTTTAACCGAATTTACAATATCTAGATTCCCAATGTATTGTACAACTCTATTATAAGTTGACCCGGTAAGTCCATAAGATCCGGTAGTCCCTGCAACAGGATCCCCTTCCACCCATCTGATCTCATTAACAGGAAGGTCATCTACTATAGTGACGTTGGTCTGGTTTAGCAATGATGAAACCTGGGTTGAATTTGCTTGCTGATATCTAATTCCTCCTATCTCCTTCAGCCATTTGAAGAAAACTCTTTCCGCCACTGTCTGTTTAAGAGAAGAATCATAGTCAGTTGCACTTAGAATGGTGGACTCGAGGTTTAAGCAATAGCTTTGAAAACTCTGAGAAAAATTTATGTTCTGGTTTGAGGTGATTATTTGATCTGCTCCACTTGCATAGTCGATAAAAGCACTATCAGGAGCATTCAACTTAAGTGAATTTCCTAAAGGATCTCCGTTGTTGATTGGAGGGATATTAAGAAGAGCAAACTTAGAGAACTTAAATTTGTTGACTGAGTTATTAAAGGTGAAAGATAAATCCTCGGCAGAAGAGGAGAAGGAATAAAATGTTCCTCCTTGTACCTGCAGTGGTCTTATAAAAGGGGTTGTAGCCATCTATAGCTTTTTAGTTTTATATTGTTACGTTAGTTCCGGAAAGAACGATCCAAGATCCCGCTTGAGTTGTTTGGCCTTGAGCAACTCTTGGCTCCCACTGAAGGTGAACTGCAGCTTGATATTGGCTATTTTGATTTACTACAATCCCACCTGTTGCATAGTTTCCATAAGTTGTAGTTGTATTAAATCCAGTATAGTAGGTGGTTGAAGACCCTTGGATACCCGTGTAGATATAACCAGTAGATCCGCTTGTGTTAACGATTCTAAGTCTAAATCCTGCGGGAAGATTAGCAGCTGTTCCTCCACTTCCTCCTACTACGGACATATAGAATCCAGTAGGACCACAGTTTGCATAAATAACATCCTCTAGTCCAGTAATAGCATAAGGAGAATCAATAGAAGTTAAATATCCTCCACCACCTAGAGTTGTGGAAGAAGGGAAAGCTTGACCTGCAGTAGCTCCAGAAACATAAGTTGTGTTCGTGCTAGTCATATTTCCCAAAGGACCTAGAACTACTGATCCGTTTAGATTGGCTGTTCCGTTGAATGAAGCAGTAGCTCCAAATGTAGAAATTCCAGTTTGAGCAAGAGTCCCATTAATTGTAGTTAGGCCGCTTGAGGTAAACGTAGTTGTACTAACATCTGTGAAAGATCCCGCTCCACTAGCCAGGATTCTAGCAGTAAAAGATCCAGAAGCTGGAACTTGAATCTGGTTGAAATATCCTGTTTTAGCATAAATAGATCCGGTTGTAGCATTCGAAAGATTCAAAATACCATTATTGGTGTCGATTCCAAAAGTGCTTACATACCCATTAATCCAGTTTTCTAGAATAAGGAAATTAGAGTTGATAGTTATTCTGGATGCCGAGATGGAATCTGATCCTAGAATTGATGTTGTGCTTACTGTTGCCATTTTTTTATTTTATTTGTTTCTGGTGTTATATTTTATACTTCTTATATATCAATGATCAAATTGAGACTAAAAATTTAATTACGGAAGTGAGGTAAATATATAAGAGGAGACTTACAACAATGGATCAAAACAATACACAAGAAGCAAGGAAAAAAAACTCGGAGAGAAGAAAGCCAAAAAATGAGATTACTTTTTCCCTTTCTCTCAACGACGAACAAAAAGCTGCTAAAGCTCTAGTTCTTGAAAACGAGATTACTCTATTAAAAGGGCAAGCAGGATCAGGTAAAACTCTATTAGCCTGCCAGATCGCTCTAGACATGTTCTTCAACAGAAAAATTGAAAAAATCATTATCACCAGACCTGTTGTTGATGCAGCAAATCCTATGGGATTTCTACCTGGGGACATCAAAGCCAAGATGGACCCATGGTTGGCTCCAATCTACGCCAATCTCTACATGCTATACAACAAAGCTGCAGTAGATAAGATGATTGAAAACCAAGACATTGAAATCATCCCATTTACTTTCGTTAGAGGTAGAACTTTCGTAGATGCCTGTGTTATTGTGGACGAATGCCAGAACGTTAGCACTAAGCAAACGGAAATGATCATTGGAAGACTCGGGATAAACTCTAAAATGATGTTCTGTGGAGACACTTCTCAGATAGATTTAAAAACCAAGAAAGAATCCGGGATCGACTTCTTTAAAATTCTAGAAGCAAGGGTTCCCGGGGTTAAGGTAATTACTCTGCTAAAGAACCACAGAAATCCTATCGTCCCACTAATTCTAAAAGTTTACGAGGAATACGAAAGTTAATTCCCACTAAATGTGTCGTATGGGTCATCTGGTACAACCAGTCCAGATCCAAATGGCGGTCTAGTATCTTTCAGAATCTGAGCCTGCTGTTCAAGTAAGCTCTTACTTAATCTATATGAAGAATTTTTCTCTAGTGGAATTTCTGGAGGATATCCATAATCCACTGAATTTACAAATTCTGGGTTCGGATCCGATGCAGAAGCAACCGACTGATTAACAACCTTAATGAATGCGGGCTTTGTAATCAAATATACGTTTCCAGCAGAGTCTTCCACTGAATTTTGAATGGTATAATATCCAGCTTCTGTAAAAGTGTAAATGAAATAAGGAATAGATTTAACGTCTAGAATTACAGTGTCACTCTTTGCATCCTTTAAAATCCATCTATTGTTTTGCTTTCCAAATATCTGAGATGCATAGTTGCTAAAGAAGACGGTCGAAAGCATCGGAACTAGAAGGTCTCCTTCTGAATTGCTCACGTCTGCCCACGTCCAAGCTCCTGATCCCGCACGGGAAATAATGTTTCCTAGATCTATCCCTGTTCCAGGAATGTATTGAGGAATCAATGCAGTGAAAGAATTGTCTATTGTGGATAAAGCAACAGGAAGAGCTGTGGGCCCGGTTGATCCTATTCTATATCCTCCTGTCAAGAGATTATCCTCCCTGTCAAGAGAAAGTCTGATATGACCGGTCCCTCCGACATAAATAGATCCGTTTAATCCGCCGCTAGGATTAACCTTATAGATATTATTAGAAGCAGTTCCTCCTTGTGAGAAGAAAGAATAAAATCTCTGTCTTTCTCTTCCCACTTCAAGATCGTCCATTCCCAAAGAAGTAGAATTTAGATCCACAGGGAGAACTTTATTTGAGTAGATTTGAGTCAAAGACTCGGAAGGGGTAATCTCAGCAGTTAAAATGCTGTATCCATTATAATCAACTTCTTCTGAGATTGAATAAGACCCAAAAGACCCAGTTCCAGAATAGAAAGTAGCCCAGTAATATTTTCCATCTAAATAAGCAGAATCAATTCCTTGATACTGATCTACGGGAGCACTATTGGTCTGAATAAAATTATAGGAACTAAGAGAGGGGGTGTAGCTAGAAACCAAATAGAAAGGAGAATTTGATCCTGTTGTTCCACCGATCAAAGTAGATCCTATAAAGTTAAAAGAATACGTATCCGAGGTTCCGGTAATCAAATAAGTTAAAGTTCCTTGATCCTTCTGAACAGAATTAAATATTACATTTCCACCTGTTCCTGAGGTGACTTGAGTCTTTAGCAATTCCAATTCAGTCCCAAGAGAAATCCAAAATCCTCCCTTTAAATAAGAAGGTCCGGTAGGGCAAGAGGAGAACAGAAATCCGGAGGTAGACGGAAGATCTAAATCTCTCCCATAATCGTCCTTGTATGTTGAAATTCCTCCCTCCAAAGTTCCAACTATTTCAACTTCATAGTCAGAAACAGAAAGAGAAAGAGTTGAGCCGTATAATATTGTGTCTATTGAAGTGGAAGAAGAATTTGGGTTATATCCAGAGCTAGCTCCAGGGAATATTCTAAAATCCTTAACTCTGTATGAAGATCCAAGAGCACCCGTCACGCCAAAGTTTATTCCTCCATAGGAAGACTCACTTCCTATGTTCTTATCAATTTCCATTAAGAAAATAGATGTCTTGAGATCGTTAACAACCGAAGTATCTGGGACGAATGGACCAGTGGCTGGGATAGCTTGTGTTCCGTCGTAGATCCAAGGGTAAGTGTATGGACTTCCTGTTATTCCTGGGGTTTGGATGTTAGAGAATCCGATAGGGCCACCAGTTGGTCCTGTCATACCTCCTGCTCCCGGATATGTCGAAGAGTAAATTAATCCTCCAATCTCAATGTATCCCTTGTAAGTTCCTAGAACATATAGAGATTTTTCGTCGGTCGAGGTCTGAACATCATGAACTTCAGTTTCTAAACCTCTAATGGTCAGAACGTCTTGAACTTGTCCAGCTTTATTATAGTAGGAGACAAATCCGAAAGACTGACCTGCCCAAGGCTGATAAAAAGAATATGTTGGGTTTGGGTTAGAAACTATAAGGTCTTCCAGATTATTTTTTAACCCAAAGTAGACGCTTTGATCTGTGCTATATCCTCCGAAGACATATTTTTCATCTATGTATGCTGTAGAAGTAATTTTAACATCTCCGGTTCCCCCGGTTATTCCATCTACCCAGGTAGCATCCTGTAAGGACTGGGCAGTTTGGACTGCGTCAAAATTAGGGATTCTACCCAGGTTCCAATAGTCTTGTTCACCCGCTCTTCCATCTGCAATTGCTTTCAAATTAGCTTCCAGGAATAAATTTCTTGGATCTAACCCGGGATGCTTATACTGAAGATATGAACTCTGATAGTTTCTCCAGGAAGGATAAGTCCAAGTGTATTTGTTTGCCTTGGGAAGCTTAGCTTCGTCTGTGGGGAGGGCTTCTGTGGTTGGGGTATAGTCTACAAAATTCCATCCGGTAGTTCCTGCATATTTAGAAGTGGCATAGATGTGGGGAATTGTATAGTCGAAGAATCCAATGTTATTCCCGGAAACTAGGATGATGTCGTTTGGATAGAGGACAGTTCCGTTATTAGAGGATTTATCTCCGACCAGCATGATTGAATATACATCATCGCTTGGAAGGCTCGAGTTAGAAGAATTGTAGTTGGTTAGAGTGTCCCCATTAAAATAGTAAAAACCAGTTCCTTCTCCCTTTTCAGGATTCCCTGCAGTAAAAAAGACGTGTCCGTTTGGTCTGCTTTGGACCATCATAATCTCATTAGACAGTAGCCCGGTGAGAGAAGAAGAATCCCAAACATAAAATTTACTTCCATCCCAATATGCTAACCCTGAATCTGTACCAATCCATAGGTGGCCATTCTCGTCAAAATCTAGAGAGTAAATGGTATCAGAAGGGAGTGAAGTGTTTTTGCTGTTCCAGATGTTAGCCTGTTCAACATAAGGTTGTCCACCTAGGAAACTAGAAACTTCCAGAGTTCCGGGAGGAATAATATAAATTCCCTGCGGCGTAGCTAAATAATATTCATATGTAGATCCCAGAATTCCCTTTGCCTTGATGTCATAAATGTGGGGCCAAATGAAATTTTCGGCTGGTTCGGTCCAAGTAGTTAAGATCTTGTTGTAGACATAAAGACTTCCTCCGGTTACCCCATAAACTCCAACTGGTCCAGTTCCAGATCCTCCATTCAAAGAGGATATGAATGCTAAAACCTCTTCCCCATAAGGTGAAGCATAGATGGTGGGAACATCAACCGCTAGTCCAGTTGCCCCTATAATATCAAAAGGAGTCCAGCTTTGGCCCGTTGCAGCATATGGTCCTTGAACGTTGAAAATCAAGGAGCTTGGAAGTGTCGGTATGTATGCACAGCCAACCCATTTGGTGTTGTCCTCGTCTATAGAAATACTTCTAGTGTCAAGATAGTATGGATTGTTGCTGGGGACAGCAGAATTTAGGTAGTCATAATATGTTAAAATTGTCCCGTCAAATTTGCTGAGATCTCTTCCTACGGCCCAAACATTGTTGAACCCGTCTAGTTGTGCTTGATTTATATACGCTCCGGTAGATGGCATTTGTCTTATTTATCTTTTATGGGTATCCCACTGTTCCTCCTAGGGTAAAACTATTATATGCTCCTGGACCAGCCCCTACAATTGATGTAAGAATAGTAGAAGCAAGGCCACTACATGTTTCAGTAGATCCTTGAGCATTGTTAGTATCTGCAGCAAATGGAGCAAACGGTATATTTGGTGTGTATGAGCTAGAGAGAGACGCTGAGTTATCGCTAATGGTAACGGATTGAACCAAAGTATTGTTCAAGATTCTTAAAATAACTCCGTTATAGTTGGTGGGATTATAAGAAGCTCCAGAAGGTCCGTTGTAGCTGCAATTAAATTGAGGTCCTGCTACAAAATCAATAAATCCAGTTCCTCCTGGAATAGAAGCATTGATTGCATTGTTTAAATATTGAACAAACCCGGGACCATTGGAGTTGTTTTGAGCAACTAGGAAATTTCCACTCGTGAGAGGATCATTACCGGTTAACCCGATTAGACCAATTTCTGCAGTTGCACCATATGGAACTGCTGCAACGACTGCAGTGATATAAACAGTATATCGAGGACTTGGAGGTGCTCCTAGAAGACTCTGAAGATAAGCAGGTGAATAAATCATTGGATTTTCACCAGAAGCTCCCATGCCCAATGGATCTATATAAGACATCCCGGTTAGTCCAGGAGGAAAGTTATATTGAGTCGTATTTACATATTGGAGATTTCCACTATGCAGAGATTTATATGGGTTACTAAGCATCGTGTTAAACAACTGGATGCTGTAGTTGTTATTATTGTAAAGTCCTTCTAAGAAGTCAGACTCATCTGCAAGAAAAAATTCTGGAGATTGATTCTGGATGACATAGAGCCCAGTTCCTATTGCGGCATTAACAGGTACGGAAGAGTAGTCGGTATAAAGAGATCCGTCTATCACGATAAATCCAGGAATTATATCCATAAACATCTGGATATTCCAAAGTCCTGTGAGAATCATCACCTGTCCACTCTCATTCGTCGAATGGAAATACTCGTTAGTTGTATTCGAAAGCCCTCTAAATCTAAAATCGGTTTTAACTAACCAGTGATCTACTGGATATCCAAAATCTATGCTGGAAATAGGATTGTTAGGGGGAACGATAGAAAGAGGAACGCTGCCGATAAACCCGGTAGTTACAATAGAACTGGCAGGCCCAGTAGCATTCATAAATAGGATTTCCGAAGGGCCAAGTTTTTCAACTTGAACAACTGCAGATGATGAAGTTGGGTTGAATCCATTGCTTGCAGTTAAATTTATGATTCCATCATAAATTGATCCAGGAGAGCCCGAATAAGTTCCAGTAAGAGTATACCAATCAATGTATCCGGTAACTCCAACATTTTGAGTTCCTGCCGTCACCCCATACGGAAGTGTCCAAAGCCAGCTAATTGCAGGATAAGGATCTCCTACGCTCGCATCGTCGAGCTGATAAGTTTCGTTCATCCTAACCTTAGAAGGGGTAGGACCGGAAATCCCACCAATTAAGCTACTTGCAGCAACTTCAATCAAACTGGGTTCAACCAAAGTTTTTGTTGTCCCATAGATGTCAGTTGCCGTCAATGAGGCGGTGTAAAATCCAGGAACGTTATAAAGAACTGTTTCTGTGGATGCAGTTCCGCTAGAAGGTATTCCTCCAGCGAAAGCCCAAGATAGAGTAAAAGGACTTGCTCCTGTAGTAGTGTCTGTGTAAACTACCGATTGATACTGATATATTTTTAAAGGTATTGACATTTCTTCTATTTATTAAGGTCCAGTTGCATATGTGAAAGAAACTACCAGTTCGGGTGCAGATCCCGGAATAGTTGGAGGAACTGTAAATGGCCCAGATGTTGCTCCAACAAAAGAAAACGAGGTCTCAATTGGTCCATCTGTAGTTAAAAGATCCCCATATCCGTAAGGAATTACTTGATAGTAGAAATTGGAGATGTGAGGTTCTGTAGACTCGTTCAATTCCGAAGCTGCCCCCGAGAGTGTAATGTATCCAGTTGGTCCGGTAACTCCCCCGGTTGCACTGAAAGTAACCCCAACTGGGAAAGGATAAGTCTCATTTCCCGTGCTAACTTTGATGTTATCTCCAACTTTAGCACTATGGATTTCAAATCCTCCTAGCCATCCATTATCATACTCGAAGTCATACCATCCGTGAGCATAAGCTTGATCCCAAGTCGAAGTTGGTATCGAATCCCAGTTTAGAGTAAGATAACCCCAATATCTAAGATTTTCATCCGGGAATGATCCGTAATTTTGGTTCCAAGAAATGTATCCACTAGACTCGGTTGCCCCTCCGGAAAGGGTTGGGTCGATAGAAACAATCTCCAAAGCTCCAGTAACTACTGCAGTTAGGATGTCTCCATTTCCTATATTTCCAGAATCTGTATTAGCAAGAATATTGATAGTAGCTGGGATAGAATTTGGCCCAGTGACTCCGGCAATATAGTCGGGCTGGGTATAAACTGAATTTACAACCTCCACTATTGAGTTTACTGTTGATTGAAGAGATTCCCCGGCTGAAGTTGCTCCGATGGATCTCCCGTTAACCCGAATGTCTATATCTCCACCCCCAGTAACTGTCTGGTTTGGATAGTAGGTTGATACAATATAAAGGATAGTATTTCCCCCAGTAGATCCAATACCTGCGCTAAATGCAGTGTTTGCAGAATCTGTCGCTAAAGGAACTGGGATCTGGAAAGAATTCCCGGTTGCTCCATCTGGTATAGTCACATACCAGGCTCCGTTGATCTGAGGTGATGAATTTCTAATGAAAATCTTAGCCCCTTCTACAAATCCGTGGTCTTGATCTGTAAAGATCGTGACATAATTGTATTGATTTCCAGAAATCTTAGTTGAATAAGCCTGAGTGATGTTGTAAAGATTCTGGGAAAGAACTATATTTCCAGAAGCTCCGATCGGGAGATCTGAAACCCTTACGAGCATGTCCTGAGTTCCTTGAACATTGTTTCCGTAAGTAGAAAACTCTATAATTTCGGGAGGAAGCTGTTTTAATAATTGGTCGTAAGTTTTTCCTTCTGCCGGGTATTCCCAGATCGAGTTATAAGAATTCCAGTCTCTAACTGTCTGATTCCAGGAGTAGTATTCATTTTCTCTATATCTAGACCAAGCATCCAGCTGGATTTCTACTGGATCGACTTTAATCAAAGACTTCTTAATGACATTCGCTCTAAAGTTATAAGAGTCATAGATGTTACAAGTGACCGTATATTCTCCTACATAAGGAAGGAAGTGGGCAAGCTTGTAGTAGTCCATGATAGCTCCTCTATACTCAAAGTAGTAAGGACTTCCTGGTTGGGTTGCTGGTTTTTCTACTATCCATTCAACTTCATTATAATTCGAGAAATTGATATTCGCCCAGGTTAGAAGCTGCATCTCCTGGATAGCAGAAGTTAATAGATTTACCGTTAGATTCGTATTTGTTAGAGTCGAAGAAAGCTTAACGGTATAGGTCTGAGTATCATAGAAAGTATTTACAATCTGTCCCCCGCCACCTCCGGTAGTTCCTGTCCATCCGGTAACTCCAGTTGGCCCAGTTGGTCCATAAAAAGGGCCATAAGGATCCTGGAAAGTTTTGATGTCAACTAGATCCCCAACTTTAAATTCTGGGAGATTCAAAGAAGACCAACTAACCCCCATTTCATCCCAGATCCAGTCATCTAGAATAGTTTCTAGAATGATAGGCATTCCTATTGGGTTTTGGTATGGCTGACCAGTTGCAGGGTCAATAAATTCTACCGGATCCGTTGTTCCATCCCCTAGAGATTTAATCTGCCCATTTTCTTTTAGATAATAGAAATTAGAGATTGCAGTCTGCATGGCAGTATTCTGACCTGGGGTATAGATCTGGCTGGACTCTAATGGTAGGGATATGTTTCCTAAGTCAGAAGCTGGTGCATCGATAATATTGATAGACCCTTTCAAGTAAGGGGTGACATTCGAATAATAATAGATTGTTGGCTGTTCCTGTGGATTGACGTTGATTGTAACTGCACCTCCAGTTCCCCCACTCGCTCCATTATTAGTAACACCCAAAGGATCAACTTGACTATATGAAGGGCTGGTAGTTAGATAAAAATTATACCCAATTGTAGTTAGATCAAAGTTATAGGATTTCCCCTTCTGAAGAGTCAAAGTTGGATTGAACCCATTAGAAACGATCCCGGTTGCCCCAGTAAATATAAAAGCATTTCCGCTTGCCCCTGTAACTCCGACATTATAAGTAAAGTCGTCATAATAGTTCATCGGGGTCTGGATTGCATTTGGATAAGTTCTAAGGCCAAAAGCTCTTAGATCCTCAATAAATCCCTTCGGTGGGTTGGATTTGACATCAAAGTAGAATCCCGAGTCGATGTCGGTTCTTTCCATTGTGTCGGTCCAGGATTTTGTATTATAAACTTCAAAGTAAACTCCCTCCCCTGTAATGTCTACGATTTTTGCATTTAGAGGAAGATAAGTGAGTTTAAGTCTTTGCTTTAAAGCAAATAGTTTTGTTAGGATTTCCTCCTGACTAAAGAGGAAAGATTCCTCAACTATAGGATACCCATATTCATCCTCAATAGCAGAAGCTCTGTTGATGTCATAGTAAAGGCCAAATAGTGAAGTCTTTTTATAAGTTTTGCTAGGAATTAGAGTGTCTTCTCCGGAAACATCCAGAACATAGTTTCCATCCCCATCTGGTCCGTAAGTCTGCTCAAGTCTATATTTTCCACTGTTCTCATTATCTAGAAGATCTGCAATCAAGAAGGACTGATTTACCATAAAACTTTGGTCGTACTTGTCCAAGAACATTTGGTTTTCTAGAAGAGGACTAACTTTTACTTTTTGATAAGCAAGATTTAACCAGTATTCCTTAATCCTAAGATCTTGGTATCCGAAGAACTGAAGTGCTCCAATAAGTCCTTTATAAGCTCCAATATATGGGAATATTTCCTCCCCAGCAACCATCAGCTCTTTTCTCTTCTCGTTGATCTCTACCCAGTTTGGAAAGGGTTCATATGGGTTGTGCTGACGAAGAATCGTAGAATCTGACTGATAGAATGCTCTTCCCAAGTTTGCGGTCAAAACATCTAATCTGGAGTCTTCCCCGATAATCTGACCATAGAATAGAATTTCTACAATCTTCTCGGGGGTTCCTGAAGTTATATCTTCTACTATTAGTCTTCTTTCATAAACTTCTGCAGCAATATCTGGAGCATTAAGAGCAACGTTGATTGATAGAGCAGTCGAATCTACCGATGGGGTTTGGACGTATCCAGGATAGGCAATAGAATAAAAGTCTGCTGAAGTCCCTCCGACAGGGATTGCAATATTCTGATAGTTGACAATCGCAGGTTCTCCTGCAATGTCTGGGTCATTCTGGGTTATCTGATAGGTGAAAATTATATCACTAACATCTGTATTCCCGTAGGTATCATTTTCCCATCTGGTTCTCCAAAGAGGGGTTCCTGCGGTGGGGCCTGTTGCATTTGTATGCGGGTATCCAAGTTCACCTGTTCCCCCAACGACAAACTGCTGAACTATAAATATCTGTTGGTTCTCATAAAGACCTGCAGAAACTGGGTCAAAGTACATCTCACCATAGAAATATCCGCCAGGAAGATTCTGGTAGACAGTGGTCATAGTGATGTTGTTCTGATTAGAAATAATCGTAGAACCAAGCACTTTAGAAATAGAAAGAGTTATCGTAGTTCCTGAAATAGAAACGTCCGTAACATTAAAACTTAAATTTTGAGCAGGGTAAACAGACAGATTAACTCTAATCTTCGCCCCGTCTACTATCGAATCAAGAACAGAATTAGCCCACGAAACTGAACTAGATCCGTTCCTATCTATAGTGTTAATGTAGATTTTAGGATCAACTGCATCCGCATCAACAAAGGACATATACCCTTGAGCAGGTGTAGTTCCGGAATTAATCGAAAAATAAGCGAAACTACTGTCCAGAACAGAAGAACCGGTCGGTCCAATATACTGAAAATTTAAAGGATCCCCCTGTTTATCAAAAAATCTTAAGTGTAGATTAGCCATCTTTAGAAAACTCTTCTGTTATTAAAGGGAACTGTATAGTTAAAATAGTTTTTTATTTCTTTTACTGTTTCAATTAGAGCAAAAACTACCCTCTGGAATTTATCCAAGATTGGAATTTTTTGTGGATTTGCGTAAATCAAATTAGAGAGAGTTCTAGGAAAAATCTGTTCCTTATAATCAAATCCGGTGTAAGCATTATCATTAATAGAATCTGTTACGTCAAAGACATTTTCTGTCTGATCAAATAGATAATATCTTCTCTTCATATCCCCCTTTGGCATTTGATTCATAATGTCAATGTACTCCTGATTGGTTTGACATGGAGCGTATGTGTAATTTCCAGCGGAAGAGACTAGAATCATTCTATATCCGGTACAACCAAGATTGTAAGATCTAATCTCGGCTAAAGCTGCAGTCGAATAAGTGTCGGTAACAGTATCAAAGCTAGTAGTAAAAGTCTTATACTTTAACCCACTAGCAGTATTAGAAGTGGAGTTAGTAGAAGGGACTACTGGTAAATTGGTGTAGGCATTTTTACCGTTTGGTGGAAAATATGGGGAATAGTCTAGTGGCATATTGTTATTTATTTGCAGCTATTAATTGGGCCTTAGTTTCAGCGCTCAGTTCTGAGAGATAGTTAACAGGAACTATTCCTTTGATAGAGATGTTCAAAGCAGAAGGTTTTCCTGGGACTATTCCTACTTCATAGAAGTTTCCATATCTGTCGTTCCATCCTCCTCTAATAACTACCAGTTCTCCTCTTCCGATAATAATGTCTCCAAAATCGTCAAATCCAATATTAGTATTCAATTCACTGGTACTAACATTGGGGAGGACGTCAACAGTAGCATGGTAAGCTTCGTTTGCTTGTCCAACAAAATAAAAAGAAACAGAATCCACCCCAGGAATAGACTCTATTAAAGCAATCATATCGGACTTTGGAATTTTATCTCTTCTCTTCAGGTTTATAAAATATTCCGAAATTGTAGACTGAATTTGGTCTTTAATTATGTCGGGATCAAATCCTTCAAAAACAGTTATAATAGCATTTCCCACATATCTGGAAATTTTTGGCTCTACAATTTTAACAACAGTAGTGGCAATCATGGATCCAGAGTCTTCGATTAGATTTAGAATGGCAAGCTTTTGAGCTTGGGTAAGGAGGAAGGAAGATAGAGGAATGCTAAAGTAATCCTCATTTGATCCAAGACCTAAAGTCACGTCAGGAACCAAATAAAGATAAACCACGTTGTCGTCGTCTAAATATTCATCATCAAAGGTAGAGAACGCCTGGATCTGAGAGAAAATATTGAATCTCTGAAGATAAATTTCATAGTTTGCAGCATTTGCAAATACGAAAGCTCTACTCGTCTTTGGGGCTGCCAGTCTAGTAATGTTAATGGGTTCAGAATCTGCTCCGAATGAAGGATCTACAGTGTTAACTATCTGAAGGAAGTCGTTTAGATTTACTTCGCTACCAAATAGATCTGTTCCTTGATCCAAAAATTTATAGGTGATTTTTGAAGTTGCAGTAGATCTAACATTTCCTAAGAAACCAGCAGTTAAAAGGTAGTTAACTTTGATGAATGCACCAGGCTGAGGAACTTTACCAAAATTGGAATTTCCAAAGTAAATATCAATCCCTTCGCTAATACCAGACTTGGAAAGATAACCTTCTCCTTCTAGAGGAATATCATAGAGAGAATCATATCTCTTCCATTTGTTATCGTTCACATAAACATCAACATAAAATTGATCAACATAAACACCCCCCTTTACTGGAACGTTAAAACTCTGAAGGGCATTTCCACTTCCTGTGAAAGTAGTCGTTGAAAAAGCACCTTGAACTATTTTAAATTTTGTTATATTATCTCTAACTAAAGGAATTTTTACCCTTGGCCCGTTAATCACTATCGTGTAGGCAAGTCCATTTTGTTGACACTGGATTCTAGTATTTTCCGGAATGATAACTGCTCCTCCGCCAACCTGTGCTGTTGTAGTCAGATTCCATGAAACTGCAATTTCTCCTTGAGCCGCCATAGATCTAGCAGGATCATATCCTGAGATTCTAGCTAAACTTCTAATTGAATAGTCCCTAGTTGCTTCATAGATGTTTAGTTCCGTAATGGAATCTTCGATAAAATAAAGTATAAGTTGAGACAAGTTCTCTAAAACGAATAGAATTTGTCCCCATGCAGATGCAGTAGTAAAGACATTCCTAGTCTGATTATAAGTCGTCTGTAAAAAATTATAGGTCGTGTTTAGAAGACCTCTAATTAGGATATTATTTTTCTGAAAAATATTATTCATTCCTATCTGTTATGTTACTTGAAGTGATATTGCTGGGCTCTGATTTGAGTATCCTGGAATAAAGAAGTATAGATTTGCTATATCTCTAAGTGTTCCTTGAAAAAATTCCAATTTAAAATATCCGCCTAGATCATAAAATAGGGGACAATAAGTTTGCAGCTGAAAATTTATTTCTTTCTGAATAGAAGTTTCAGAAAGTTCTAGGTTAAAAACTAAATCATCTAGACCGATCCCAAATCCAGGGTCACCTAAAACTTCCCCCTTATTTGTTAAAAGGAGCATTTTTATCTGACCTATACAAATTTCAATAGGATCAGTGGTCTCAAGAATGTCCTTCTTGTAACCATAATCGCCGGGATCCCTGTTGTAAATTTCTATCATTGGAAACTGTTAGTTTCCAATATATATCCATCGATAAAAGGATGGGAAAATAAAGACAATTAGTTCCACTGAAGGAAGTAAGATGGGGTGTTTTCCCCGTTGATCATTTCCATTACTTCTTGCATTTCAGCATCCCCCATTGCTTTTAGATCTGTTGAATTAACTTGGACCCCACCTGGAAGATTATAGTTGAAAGCACTAATAACTCTAGCCAAACTCTGCTTTGCTTTTGCTCTGCAGTATCTAGAGAAGAGTTCATCGTCAAAAAGTTCGTAATCTTCAATTGCAACAAAGCAACTAACTGCTACCGACTTAACATAGTTATTTGGACCTGTTCCAACGTTATTTGGCGAGCCTGCTGGGTTTCTACCTAAGATGGTAAGTTTTTTAGTGTTTTTGTTCCATCTGAAAGCAAATGTTTCTAGAAGATAGGCTTTAGCCAAATCAAAGTAAGAATACATTACTGTTCTATAAACCAAGTTATCCCCCATAAAAGGAGAAAGAAGTAACTCTGATCCCAGAAGTTTCGAGCTTCCAAAATCCCTATCTGGATTACCGGAAATCCCTGGATTGTTTGCTTCCCTAACATCAAAGACAGTTACAATTTTTTCAGGAAGTTGAATCTGTCTGGTTCTTAAAAATTCTGGGGTAGCAAAAAGGGTAGAACCAAGAACAAAAAATCTTTGCTCTACAGCATATTGATAGTTGTCGTACATCCAAGCTTTAGCCCGGTTGATGATCCTAATGATCTCTTGATCGTTAAGATTATATGGAAGTGAACAAGACGCAGATAAATCGTCTTTAATCTCTTGTATTAGTTCTGCTTCTGTCATGGTTAATATAATTTTTTATATGTCCAGTTTTGGTCTCTAAACTTTTGAGGTTTGAAATGAACATTGACGTCTTTTAATCTAGAATCTGCGATGAATCTTTCTCGTCTAACTTCTTCAAAGTCTTTTACTTTCTCAGTTTCTTCGGAAACTTTAGCATTTCTTCCAAGATCTGCTTTTCTTATCACACCACCTTTAATGTCACAATCTATGATTTTATCTTCACAGTCGATGTAACACTCGTCTAGATGATTAGAATAGTCCACAGAGGTGGATTTCACCTTACTATTAGAAACGGTATTTCCTGTGAAAAGTTGACATTCCTCTAGTTGAGAATTTTTAACTGAACATCCATATAGATTGCAGTTAAAAAGTTTAGATCCCTTAATGTCGCAGTCAAGAAGATCTATATCTGTAATGTAAGAAGCATCCCTGCATCTAGCATCCTTTAACTGGAATCTTCCGGTAGAAGTATCATAGTTGAAGAATCCGTGTCTAACTCCTCCTTCTACAATCAGATCGAAAATTTTCTCTCTGATCATCGGATAATATGTTTTGATGTTTTCTTCAAACCCCTTCAAATCGACCAAGAGATGAATGTCAGGATAGTGCATAAAGAATGCTCTAGGATCCGAGAAGCTCTTTACAACCTTAGAATATTCTCTCATCATTTGTTTTAGAGTTTCTAAATCTTTCTGAGAATATTGAGTTCTCCCACTAAGAATATTATAGAGGTGGATTATAACATAATCTATGATCTCTCTAATTTCTGTTATTTTCTTCTGATAGTCTCTTCCTCCTAGATATCTAATCTCAATGTATCCATCTTTTAGTTTTGTAAAGTTGGCTCCATAATATTTGTCATCTGGAAGTTTGAAAATCTTAGGGTCTATTGACACCAAATCTTCGATAGAGGTGAATCTGTTTCTCGGAACGATCTTTTTAATTGACTTAGCATAAACGTTGTTTGTTCTGTTTCCAAACTTGGAATAAATTACTCCTTCATCTAGACCAAGAATAAACTGAAGTTTGTCCAGATTTTCCATTCTTGTAACAACGTCCTTTCTCATCTTGTCAAAGCTAATTGAGAATTGAAAAGCACATTTATCGTTTGTCCATCCATTTTCGTCTATCCATCTTAGAACTCTGATAAGAACAGGCATTGCTTCTGCATATGGCATGGGACCTGTAATCAGCTCGTTCATTTTGCTCCCACCCGAATAATCAGGTTCAAGCTTAAAAGTATCCGAGTTAACAGGAATCTTAGAGTGGTACTTTGAGGATAGAATAATCTTTTTACCTAATAACTTTGATAAAGACTCCACGATTCTACCACGAACCATGTTGGAAAAGAATTCAAATTCAAATCCAATCACAGCTGCGTTTAAAGCATGTAGTTTATCAAAGTGATTTAGGTTATTGGACATCTACAGGTTTAGCGAATATTTTTCC